TCAAGCTCATTCGCCGGTTTGTCCGACGTTGTTCGTTGCGCTGACCGGGTCATAAAGCCTCAAAATGAAGAAAAGACATACCGGGCTATCGCCCGGCAGACAGATTTCAGGGAACAGATTTTCAGAGCACGAAAGCGGGGCGAGCACCAAAGGCCGCGCTCGAACGCGAACGGGCGTTGCTCAAGTTCACGGCAGACAGGCCGGCAACCGCGCCGTCGCTCCAGTAGCCGCCACGGAGCGGGAGCCGTTCGCCTTCTGGATTGTGAGAAAAGTAGTCGCCATCCAAATCGGCTGCTTCTGGGTATACGCCATACAGTTTTAACGTCTTGACAGCGTCTTCTGATACTGGAGTGGTGCCCGGGTTGGTGGTCGCTTCCAACGTGCTGCCATTGCGAACTATCGTGTAGTTGTCAGTGCCCGAAGAAGCAACCTTCACCGAATTAGTCGCACCCGGCATAACCAGTGCACCGGTTGATCCGTCAATGGCGCGCCACTCTGAAGATGCTGCGGATAGATCAATGCTGCTCATTGCGGCATTGTTATCGGCAATCACCTGAATTTCGCCGTCTAACAAGCGCAGGCCTGGCGCCCATTCCCACACGTTGCCGACCAGGTCGGAAATGCCCGCATGGGTGCCGTCATGGCGCCAAGACGCTGGGCCAGAGCCGGACAGGGTAATAGCGGTTCCAGACGTTACACCCGGCATTCCGCCGTCAGCGCGCACGCCGGTTTCAAAGGGTGCGTCTGAGCTTTTGCCGTGCGCTGTGTTGCCACGCGGCACAAAACCGTTTGCGCGGCACCATCGGGCTACACCGGCATAATCGTTGTTGGTCATCAGACCCCAGCCGGAGCCATTGGCGCGCGCGGCGCTCAGAGAGTCATCGTGATTGATGCTGTTTTGTGCGGCCATGCCAGGCAGAGAAATCAATTCGCCATTTAAGCGAACACCCGGGTAGGCGCCCAGAAAGCGCTCGGTTTTCGTTTCGCCGCCCACTTTAAACATGGGGTCAACGCCGGTGCCCAAATCGGGGTTTACATCTTCCAGGTTGAAGGCGCTCATCACGTACATGTGTGAGGGCTGGCCCTTCTCAGTGTAAAGCACGGTCGTTTTGCCGCCAGTGGCGCCTTCAACAGCCGCGCGCAATGCATCCTTGGTATAGATAGTAGCCATCAGTGTTTCCTTATCTTTTGATCTTTTGATTGATTTACGCGGCCGGCCATAGGGTAACGGCGATTTCGTCAGAGTTGATCGGGTTCGCCGTGCGCTCTACGGAAAGCTCTTCACCGTCTACTGACCCGGCTTCACTTTCGGTTTCGGTGTAGGTGCGACCCGGAATGGTAATGTGGGCCAAGTAAGCGCCCTTTTTACCGCCTTCAACAGCGCGACCCGCATGCTTGCGCACTTCCACCACGACGACGGTATCTGACTGGCGCTCGGCGCAATCAATGGTCAGGTCTTCAATGGTGATCTTGGCGCCAAAAATCGCAAATTCAGCAACGCTTTGGCCAGTTTCTTTCAGTGTGATCTGCATGTATAAACCCTCAATCAGTTGTTGTTCAGTTTGCTCGCACGCCAGCGCAGAACGACGTTATCGCACTCACTTAGCAGTTCGATCGTGAAGCCGTTAGTGGCACGACTGGACGCTTTCACCTGGTCTGGGTCGCACACACCGCCACTGAACTCGACAACGTCAAAATCCAAGCGGTATTCGGTGTCGCGAAGCGTTTCAATGCCGACGGTGGCAGCAATCGGCGCATTGATGGCGCGCGGGAAATTCGGCTCAACGCGGCGCACGCTGGCCAGTGAAACATTGCCCAGATTGGGGTCGCTGACGTCCGTTGAGTTGCTTGGAATGGTGACGTTGTAGATGTGAATGACATCTACAGGCATCGTGTCGCCGATTTCGGTCACTGCCAGGCGCATGGTTTGGCTGGCTTCGTGCAGATACAGGTAGGCGCGAACAACGGCGGATGAGCCTGTTGTATTGGGAGGAACAGACGCTGCGTTCGCTTGAAGTGGCGCGCTAAATTTCCGGCCGCCCATAAAGACAACGCCACCTGAAAAGTTGAGGTTGCGCGCCGCGTTATTGGAACGATCAACGGTGCAGCCAGACACCACGCCGCGGTTGATCAGGGTTATCTGGCCCTCCTGCTGCAGTTGGCCTTTCAGCGCTAAAACACTGCGGTTCGCAACGCCCGCTTGATCCAGCGCAAAGGCCAGTGTTGATGCCAGCTGATCCTGGAACTCAGGCGTAACCTGGTCCAGCTTTGAGCCCAACTCGTTCAACAGCACAGCCAGAGATGGGTTGTCGCCACGCGCCTGCTCAATCTCAGACTCGACATCTGACGTACGCTGGTCAATGCTGTTAAAGTTTTCATCAATTTCATCGTAACGAGTGTTCCACAGGGCGGGAACAGCGTCCGGTTCGTTGTTGGGGAGGGGGGTAATGTTGGGATTTGGCAGGGCCATATCAGTACCTCAGCTTAATTGAAATTTCGTAGCGCTCATCGCTCTCTTTAACCTTCGGCGAAAAGTTCTTTATGCCGATAAGATTGCCTTGCTCATCAACAAGCGCCGATTCTGAGATATGCACCCCAATAAGCTCATCGCGCTCTAGCATGCCGCCTCCGGTCACCGACAAATCGTCTTCTTGAACAGTGGACATCAGCGGCTTTCGCAAGACTTCGTGATTCAGGGCGATTTGAGTGTCGCTTGGCTGAACGGATTTCAGAGTGGCCGGGTCGTGGCCGCCGTCTCCGAAAGCCATGTATGCAATTTTTGGCACCGGTGGGCCGCCCGCCATTTGTTTGGCAAGGCGCTTGCGGTGGGAAAGCAGTGTGACGGCCTCGGCCATGGCTGCACCTCTAAGCGTGAGTGATCGTTATCGAAAACTCCGGCCCGGAGGGCGTTCCCAGCGACCAGTTACCGTTCAGGGAACGGCTATAAACCACGTCGAGGTCAAGGATGCCCAGGCCAGAATACTCATTAGAGGCCAGTCTGAAGGATCCTAAAGGCCTGGCCGTTCGCATTTTCCGGTTTCGCAGCCGGCTAAGGCCGTCCAGTTTCATTTGTCCAAATCGTGAATAGGCAGATACAGGCCAGCGACCATCGAGGCGGCGAGTGCGGTAACCTATTTTGGGGACAGAGTGGGTTGAGAGGCATACGGGCGCGCGGGTGCTTACGCCCGCTTCTAGGCTCACGTCCATCTGGCACTCGGTAATGATTCGATCTTGAATCAGCGGCAACGGGAACGGCTGCCTAAAGATGGGCGACCCAAGGCCCTGCCCACTCAGTCGCCAGCCGGATGCCAGCGGCCAGGGGCGCGCCAGTTTCTTTGGGGTCCCCGGGTAACGCATTTCAATAAATTCGCGGAATGTGGCGCCATTTACGGAAACGGGATGGCTTATTTCAGTGTCTTTTTGCATCACGGCGAACGATTCGCCCGCCGTATCGCGCGCTCCTAGCGCCCAAAAACCGCTCAGTGTTCGGCGTGCGCTCAGCTTGAGCACCGGCCCTGCAGCGGCCTGGCTTTCTTTAAGTGAGCGCAAAAAATAGTCGGTTGCAGGCGACTTACGGCCAAGTCGAAACTCGCCCAGCCTTGAGCCTGTACGCATGGCGCCGACTGCTCTTTCACCATTCAGGCGCCACCGGTTAAGCGGGGTGTAAGCGCCAAGCTTGACCGGATTGGCCGGCAGCGCGATTTCATGCTGCTCTTTAAAGGTAATGGTCGGCTCATAATCAAGCGCCTGGGTTCCGCTGCGTTTAACCAATCCCGCCTGCGATAGGGTCAGCATTTGCGGGCGACTCAGTGCCCATGTGCGGTTCAGTCGCAGCCAAGGCGTGCCAAGTTTTGATGCCGTGAAGGTATCGGCGGAGGCGATTGACTGCATATCGGTCTGTGACGTTATCCGGCACGGCTTCAACCGCCAATTGCTTAGCCCGCCTCGAATTTCGCCCAGCCTGAAACTGCCCAGCGGCTCAGTGAGCGTGACAATCTTCCCGTCACGACCAAGGCTCCACGTGGCATCCGTTTGCTCAGTGATCACGCGCCCGCACCAGGGGTAGCGCAAGCGTGAGCGCTTTTCCATGTCTAGCAGTGCGCCCATGCGGGCATCAACGCCAAGCACGTATCGCAGCCAAAAACGGAACATTGGCACAAGGCGTGCCGGGATAACCGCGCGAATAACCTCTAACAGGCCGCTCGTAACCGGCCTGTTGCCAGTGACCAGCGAGTTACTGCCTTCAGCGATGGACTCCAGGCCAAGCAGGATCTCAATCCGCGACGTTAAAAACAGGGTGCTTTCATCGGGCGTGTAATCAGGAAGCTCCGCAACGGTGTCGGCCAAAGGCTGGCCAAGCTTCCAGGCGGCGTCTAGGCTAAGGCTTTGCTCGCCCAAAAAATGAAACCAATACGGGTCCCTAGGCTCATTTTTAATAAACGAGGTGCCGTAGGGCTCGCCCTTGCGGTGCCACATCTGGCGAACTTCGGCCTGCCCGGCGAACAGGAGCTGCAGGTAGGTGCGCACAAAGTGTATGCCGCGCTTTTGCACGTCACCGGACTTCCAGGCCCGATACAGATAGCGTGTGGCTTCTTCTTCCCGATTGCCCGGCAGCAAAACCAAGCCGTCATGGTTGACCATGCGCTGCACCAGATCAAAGGACCCCAGGTGCGCAGCGCCCATTACATTGACATCGAACGACTCCTGCCCAAGCGTCGCAAACAGGTCAAGAAATACCTGTTTAAGCTCATTTTCAACGTCTCCGGCCGCGTGACTGTTGCGGAGGGGCTCGCCTGACGGTGCTTTAGACGCCTTAAAATCAAACGGGTTTGAGGCTAATTTCACAAGCCGGCCCCCCAGTAAGGCGTTACAACGTTGCCCACCGTTACGCCAATTTTCAGGGAGTCGCTAGAAACATAGCGCCAAAGCTCTGGCCTGGGATCGCTCAGTGCAGCGTCGTCTATGAAAACGCGAAGATCCGCTCTACCGACTTTAAGTGCCGGCACTTTTTCATGCAGAAGCTGGTAAATTTGCTGGTATAAGGGTGAGGATTGACCGCGGCGCGATTGCGCAGATGCCTCGCCAAATTTCTCAAGTATGGCGGATTTAATCTGGCTAGCCACAACCTCTTCATCGTAAGACGAGGCCACGCTAACCGTCACCTGCACGCCAATTTCCCGCCGAATAGCGGAATAGAATCGAATTCGGTAGCTGTCGTCAGCCTCTTTTATCTTTGTTTTTATTTGCTTTTGGGTGACGCTCAGGTCAGTTATCTCGACGGGCTCAACGACACCTCCGCTGACCGATTCTGCCAAAACGGACTCGCTGCCTGTTTCTGATAGGCAGGCAATAAAAAGAGCATTGATGTTGTCCAGGTCCATGCCGCGAACCGACTCCTCAATCTGCTCATTCCAGACAGAAAGAAACTGCAGTGCGGGGAAGTGGCGCCGCACCAAAAAGTCGAACTCCCCAAGAAAAACGGCGTTGTGATTGTAGACAGACGGATACCGTGCCAGCTCTCGCAAAGCCTGCAGCGTTGGCGGGTTTTGACCGCCTGACAGCGCAGAAGTAAGGCGCATTTCTACCTGCGACTCAGCGGGCGCCTTCAGTGCACCAAAAGTAAACTGCTCACCCACGGTAAAATCAGCCGCGCCCATTGAGTAGTATCCGGTCAGCGTAATCTCTGCGCCGTCCACTGGCTGGGTACCAACAACGCCATCCTGGCCAAACCTTACGTATACGCGCCGTCGCTCATCCACTTCTATGTGATAAACCCGCTCACCCGCCGCTGTATTTACGTATCTTTCGCGATATTCATAGACGCCACGGCTATCGGCGACTGACAGGCCGCACAAACTTGAATCATCGTCAGCCAGCGCCACGGGGATTTCGTAAAAAGGCCGCGATCCCGCCACTGTGTGCGATTTCTTTTTTTCATAAAGCTGTACAGCGGTAAAGGTCGCTGTTTCGCCGGGCTGGATAACAGCGGAGTTCTCCGCGCGATAGAGCCTGCCCTGTGAGTCCATTAGCTCCCTGCCCTGGTTTATCTCTATGACACCAGGGCTTAGGTTTGAAAGCTCAACCTCGATATTGGCCGGCACTGACTTGGGAATAAGCCCGCGCATAGCCGCATCAGCCATGACGGTGCTATCACGCGATTTCTCAAACGGCTCTGCCTGAGCCACTTCCAGCTGCATGGAATACATTTCCAGCATCGTGGCCATGGCTTCGATCTGCTGCATAACACGAGGGTCGCCCGCCTTCACCAAAGCGGCAACGGCGGGGTATTTGGCAACGCTGGTATCAATGGCTTTCTGTACGAATTCTTCGCGGGTATACATCAGGCGCTCTCACTCAGGTTGAAGCGACGGCCGGCAACCTCAAGCACAATGCGGTAGCTGTCCACACCGTCCGGCGTGCCGTAGAGGTTAATGGCATCGGGCGGCAGGGATGTAAGAATCAAAAGGTCGGCTTTCAATTTTCGGATCAGTGCGTTTGCCTCCCGGTCAGACTGGGGCTTTTGCAGTAGGGCTCTAATATCTTGCCCGTATCCGCTGCCCAGATAGCCGCACACCGGCGTTTTCAGCCAGTGCTCCACCATTGCTTCAAGTTCGGGTCCAGTAATTTTGATCATGGCCATATGCTATCCAACCGCAGCCGCTTGTCTTTGGCACTTTTTCCGTTAACCCATGCCGCTGTAGGCGCCCGTAACGATGTGCGCAATACGCCCGTCCGATATGTTTCTGGAAACGTCTCGCTGCTCACGCTCACGACCCCCACCTGACGCTTTTTTGTCGCCCATTGGGGTTGATACCGATGGCTGGTCAGCCACGGCGACGGACTTCGCCGAAGGCACCTTCACCGCCTTCGGTGTTGCGCTTGCAGATACAGAGTTTTTAGGCGCGCCCGAGCCCTGCGCAGTCCAGGTGACCGGCATCGCTTCACTGCCTTGCTGGACTGCGGCATCTTTGGCGCTTTGACTTGCGGCTTCGGGCGACTGCTGGCGCTCTTTATAGCGATCCTTCATGGCAGCCGCGCGCGCACGGGCCTTGGCAATCTTCTTGTCTGTAGCAGCGTTGCCCGTACTGGGGTAATCGCGACCCTTTTCAGCCTGCGCAGTCACCGCAGCGACCTGCGGCTCCGGCTCGGATTTTTTGTCTTTAGGTTCTGGCGCTGTTACTGCAACCTGTTGTTGCGGAGTTGAAGCCGGGGTTGGTGCTGCGTTAAGCTCGCCGCTCTGAGCTTCCGGCAAGTATTCCTTCGTTAGCGCAATGCGATCTTCTAGCCCGTTGGTGCCGCCATTGATCTTGCGTGTAACGGCCTCTGTATCCCCCGCTTGCGCGGCTTCTCTAACTCCCGGCTTGCTCTTCCAATACCAGGTGGCTATTTTTGCCGCTATATCAGGATCTGCGGCCATATCCGGGTTGTTGGCCAGATCTACGCCCAGTGCGTCCCCGGCTGCAGTGTAATTGTCGCGACCTGTGAGCTGGGTATAACCGCGCCCCCGGAAACGATGGCCGTCCCCCTCTTCCGTGTTGCCCAGATTTTTCCGGCCCCATTCGCCGCCATACATAGCCTCACCTGTCGCACCGTCCCCTTGAGCGAGAATGGCACCGGCTTCCTCTGTTGTACTGATGCCGGCGCGATCACCAAACATTTCCAGGAATCGCTCGGGGCTGTAATTAAGGCTTTCCTCAACTTGTGTAAACCCTGCCGACTCATGGTCCATTTGGCCCATGAACGACGCCTGCTCTGTCGGGTCCACAATACCGGAGTCGGCCATGGCCTGACGGAGTGCTTGCTTGCCCTTCGCGTGATCTGCGCTTTTTCGCACGGCGTCAACGCCAGCCTTGACACCGGTCGCTTCGTAAGCCGTAGACGCAGCTTTCTTTAAACTGTTAACCAGCCAGCTACCAGCGTCTGCAATTTTACCCTTGGCGCCTGTGATCACTTCACCGGCTTTGTCTTTGGCGCCGGTGTAGGTGTCACTAACCAGCTGGCCTGCGGTGGATACCGTTTCGGCAATATCAACACCGGTTTTCTCTTTCACCCAATCGTTGGCTTTATTGGCGGTGTCTTTGACTGAGCCCCACCATTGTTCTGCCAGCCCGGTTACTTTGCCCCAGGCCTCGCTCATACCGCCAAGAGCAGACTCCCAGCCCGCAGAAATGCTATCTGTTACAGCGTCCCATTTGCTGGTAATCGCTCCCGCTATACCATCCCACGCGCCGGAAAACACGCCGGCAATGCTTGCCCAGGTTTCTGACACTTTGCCGGTAACAGCGCTCCACTTATCTTCAATCGAGCTACTGGCCTGACCCCATAAGTGTGAGGCGAAATCTGTTGTCGTGTTCCAGGCACTAATAATGGAACCGCCGATGTCGGAATCACGCAGGTCGCCAACCCACTCGCCCATCTTGTCGCCGATAACATCGCCCGCTGACTCCCCAAGCCAGCCACCAACAGCTGCCCCCACAAGGCCGCCGATTGCAGTCCCAATGATGGGCACAACAGATCCCATGGCCGCGCCTGCAGCCGCGCCGGCAAACACCCCGCCAATGCCTCCAACGCCGCGGCCTACCGCTGACCCTGTTGCTTTGTCCTTGTCCTTGCGCGTCATGTCGCTGGACTCGGAGGAGTACACGTCTTTGGCCGCTAGTCCGGCGCTCAGAAGCGTGCCCAGTAGCGGTATGCGCTTGGCTAACTTCCCCGCCCCCTGCAGGATCCTTCCACCGCCTCGCCGAACAGCAGACCACATGCCACCCCGTGCAGGGCCTCCGGCGTTAGCGCCAGCCGCCCCACGTGATCCCGGCGCCCCGCTTACCCCCGGCCCTCCGGCTCCGGGCGCGCGCGTAGCTGGCCCTCGGGTCCGGGCGCCAGGCGCAATTTTCGCAGCCAATCCTTTTAAGCCCAATGCTCCGGCAATTTTTGAGAGCAGGCCCAAAGGCAATAGTGCCGCAAGAATCCCACCCAATGCGGTCAATATTGGCCTGAACAGCAAGCCTAGAAAACTGCCGCTTTTTCCTCCGCCTTGCGCTTGCTCGATGTCCTCCAGTTGTTCGAGAACTCTGGCTTCGTGCTTTTTCTCACGCTTGGCTGTCCCGCGCATATTTCGCCAGAAACGGCGATACCAGCGGTCTTGCCCAGAGTCACCCTTGCTGCCCAGAATCTTACCGAAGCCCCGGCTTAGAGGTTGCGCAACCTCTCGAAATGCCTTAACGGCAGGATCAGACTCTTCATTGACAGCCATCGACCCAATGGCTCCGGTGAGCCGGTCGCTCAGCCCGCCAATGGCGGTCCCTAACGAGCCTTCCGCGCTGCCTTCATCTTCGTTAGATTGCTCATCATCAGGCGTTTTGGCGCCCACGAAACGGCCTGAGCTATCTCTACCCGAGCTTTTCCCGGCCTCCGGCGTGGCGACAATCGGTGTGTCACCCGGGCCCTGCCGGGGCGCTGCCTCATGCTCAATGGTTACCTTCATTTCTGGCGATTCAGCCCGAACCGTGCCGGAATCCTGGCTGCCCGCCGCTGTCTCACCGGGGGATTGTTCTGGGCTGTTCCTACCGACACCCTTACCTGGTAGCGGTACCGCAACCGTCGGTGTGCTTTGCGAATCCTTATTCGCCATAACCGGGGTGGCAATAATCGGTTTTTCGGGTGCGCCGGGGCGCCCCGCTGGCGCTTCATCACGCTCAACCACAACCTTGATGTCAGACGGAGTTTCCTGAACTGAATTTGCGGCTTGGCTGCCGGGCGTTTTGGCGCCCACGAAACGGCCTGAATTGTCACTGCCTGAGGGGTCTTTTGGGGCTGTAGATTTGTCTATCGGAGGCGTGTAGGGAAGCGCGTCACTTGTGGCTTTCGCACTTTCCAGGCCAGCCTTTACAGGCGCGCCGACATCACCGTCTAGCTTGCGAGAAATAACCTTTAGCTCGTCAACAATATCGCCAAGGGCCGTTAGAAGATTATCTCGATCAACCTTTTGTCCCAGCAAAAAGCCTTGTTCATCGTGTTGCATTGCCATATCAGGGCCTCATAAACGTATCAAGCTGGGTAAAGGTCATCTGCACTTCTTCGAGTGCATCCTCACGGCGCGACAGGGAAACCTCGTAGCTGACCGTGCGGAATAGCCCCTTGGTCCTGAACCCGCCGAGATCGCCCACAAAGGAATGAGTGACCGTGATCGTAATCGCGTAATCGGCAGGTACGCCAACGGTCCCATCTGCACTTGCGACGGCGTCTGAGTGGGCACTGAACCACTTGCGGATTGTTCCTTTTTTATCATCCATGGTGGTCATGCGGATCTCGTCAACTTCCGTGCCGGTAGCGCTATCAATTACCGTCGCGCCCACTTTCAACTTATCACCGGTAAGAGTGACCGGGCCGTGCTCAATGTCAGTGCAAAACAGATTGAACTCATCTGAGAAGTCACCCATCAGCGGGCTTGATACACGCACCAGAAACAGGTTTTTCTTGGCGCGACCGGTGCGTATGGCCTCTTGCTGAATTGATTTGGCTTCTTTGGGTGATATGCCGCCGTAAAGCGGCGTAGCGGTATCCAGGTACAGCGATGAATCCCCTTTGGGCCTATTGCTTGAGGCGCCAGACACTCTTTTTGGGTCTATAACCTGAGCTGCCAGGCCCGCAAGCCCTTCCTGCTGAATAATTTCTGCGACCTGACTGGTGGTGTTGATGGCGTTGCGAACCTCCGGTGGCAGGCGGCTGGCAGCGTTTCCGGCAGCACTGCCCAGTTCGCGGGCCGCACGATTGCCTATAGCGCCAGAGATAACGCCATAAGCTTCCGCGCTTCCGCCAATTACCTGAATTCCTTTTTGTGCGGATCGAGTCGCGGCGCCAACCGCATCACGTCCTCCCAGGCTCGCCGAGATTGAATCAAACAAACCCATTGCCATCATCCTTCTTTGCTGCGACCACGGCTTTGGCGTAGAGCCTGGCCTGATCTTCGTCGAGCTGCATTAGGTCGGTCAGGTAGTCGACGGCCATCTCTTCGCTGACATTCATGTCCTTGAGCTGCTGAATAGCCTGTATCAACATCAGGCCAACGCTCATGCTGTCCGAACGGGTGCGCTGCTTTTCAGATTCCAGCGCAGAGATAGAGCCAAAGAAATTAATCTGCCAGGGGCGCTCTGCTGCGGGGATAACGACGCCGTATTTTTTTAGCGTGTGTACGTCAATCACGTGATTGAAGAACTCTGACAGTGCCACCCGGATTACCCGTGCGCGCTCAGCAACTTGTGCGCTGGTTCGGAAAAACCCGCCCTCACCCAGGCCGCCGCCCATCTGATCCGCGAAGCCCACCATCGAAAGGTCAACACCCAGGGCGCCTGACAACAGGCGCGCATGAAGCATGATGTCCTCGATGCCAATGCTCGAAGTGCGACCGGTTTGGCCGCCATTGGGCGCCTGGACGGTGGTGAGCTGCTTATCACCGAAGACCGGTATAACGTGCCGGATACGCTCCATAACAGGACGTCCACCCTTGGCGGCACTCTCTGCCACGTCTTTTGAGCGCTTCAACATTCCGCCGATGGATTCCAAGAACTTCTTTTGCTGTGCCTTGCTCATATCATTGAGATTAACGGTCAGCATCTGCTCATCGATAGAATCCATCCATCGCTGCCCCACCAGACCCAATAGGCTGGACGCCAGATTGTTGTAGGGCTCTTCGGCGGAGTACAGGAGCGACCCACCGACCATGCCCGGCATCAACGGTAGGTTTTCGATGGAATCTTCTTC